TATCATTAGATATTTGCCCCCAAACCTCGATATGACAGGCATCACGCCTGGCTATAAAGAGGATTCCAGTTGAGAAGATCAATCTCTCTACTGGAGAGTCACCTCGCGGTGACTCTTCTCTCCGATACATTTGTACCGGAACCATATCTATCGTGAGGTAGCCAGGTTGAAATGGCTGAAGTACTCACGAACCTTGATATGGTCGTCCTCACCTTTCGGCGAAGAGGGTAACCGACTTGATAGTTCTCGCTATGAGAGCCACCAAGAAGGGCGTACATATCGACAGAATCCCGTCGATAGCTATCAACGTTCCGACCAGTATCTAGGACGGCGCGATGATTCAGTTGCTTACAAACCCAAAACATATTTCTTCGTGAGAAGAAACAGTGAGGGGATGTAAGATGCTGATCAGCCCACGAGTCGATTCCGGTATCCGCATTCCCTTTATAGGGTCTGAAGAATCGGAATCTGTGCGGTATCTGGCTAAGAATTAAGGGCCAGGTGTCCACGAAGAAATCAGCTGTAAGCTGAGATCTTCTCGTAAGGTTGAGCCACTTGAACAAGTTCTCAATTGAATCGAGAGCATAGTCCAAGGTGTACGGACGAACGTCAACCCCCCCGAACCAGTCTGCACCGCAAGATTCCCTGAAGGGACCAGTAATAAAGGTCTTACTTGCGTTGGGAGAAAACCCTAAGGTTTTTAAGGCCTTAAGGACTGCCTCCGCGTACTTGCGGCGAACGATTATGTCATCTCCGTAGACGGAAAAATCCGCCCCCGGTATGCCACAACCGATTGCCGAACAACAAGCCGCAAATATCAGGGTCTCAAGCGGGAAACAGAAGCCGTTCCCCATAGAACAGAACTTGGAGTAAGTATAAAGCTTACCTCCGAGTTCATATCTATGACTCCGAATGGAATCTAGAAAAGCAAACCATTCGGGGGGTAAGATGTTTCGAGCGAGTCCGATAGAGATATTATCAGAAGCTGAAGATAAGTCTATCGTAACGAACGAATCATCAGAATCATCAATTGACCCAGAGCGGGCCAATCGTTGATTCAAGCTCTGGTCACTCAGATCGATTCCGGCGCGTGTCAGGCGTTTCCGCATGACTACGTCAGTGCCTTTCTGAAGGTAACCATTGAGCAACGGCTCAACTGCAATAGCGCGATGCGTTATCGCAGTCTTCGGGACAAAAGATACCTTGTTATTCGACACTATCAGGGTTTTTCTCTGATACTGGCTTTTAGCAGTATCCCAGTCCAAGCACGAAATGAGCCCCTTCTCCGTGAGTAGTAAATCACGTAGGTGAGGGTTTCTCATAACGGCCCAGTACCCGTAAGTGTATGCACCAGCAGACACGGTCCACTTTCCGGCTGCAATCTTACGCAGCAAGTTAGTTGCGTTTCCGTGTACGCCAAGAGAGGCGCCCGCACCAAATGAGCAGCTGTCGAAGATCTCGTCAAGACTAGGGGTATCTCCGATATGATATCGGATAAAGCCCCTCATTTTATGAAGAAGATCTTCATTAGGAGAGCGACATTTGTCGTAGAGTTGGAACTTCCTGTTCAAACGGGAACATTTCCGTTCGGCAAGAAGAAACTTCTCTATAGCCCTAGACTCCGGGTCGGTTTTCACCAATTTGGAGTCCCAGGGATACTTCCTAATCAACTGCGCAAACTGATTCGCTACAAAATGCAATGTAGCATCTGAATGCTGTCGCTCAGATAAAGAATCAGCAAGTTGCAAACACGAGGCATAATCACCAGAAAGGAACATCTTCTGAAGATCATGTATCTCGGGAATGCCGCTATGGTGCTGGAATAACACGCGTAACACTCTTTTGTATAAGTTAAAAGAGTCGACGCGTAGCTTCTCTCGAAGAGCAGAGTTCGAAAGCTGCTTTCTGGGATACATCACGTCTCCTAGAAGGTGACCTACGACTGATTAATTTCAGAAGTAGGGATAACGATCAACGAGAGCGTAGATAGTCGCCAAAATGGTAACTATTTTCACAATCGTTGCAAGGACAAAGTCGACCCAGTCCTCTGTTCTACGCGGAGAAAAACTCCGCTTAAAACGAGATTTGCTGGGACTTGACGTGTGTCTTGAAGGAGGCACTTGCAAGAAATGCCCCCATATCGTTGAGCAGCGTATCGATATCCGCTCCGGCGCAGCCGACAGGAATCGAGACGTCGATCTGGCAGATCGTATCCCCGGTTGGGGTAAGAGCGCCAGTCAACGTCAGGGTCCTTGTCAGCTTCGCTTGGGTGCGACCTAAACCTGAGAAACTCACCGTGGGCTTGGGAGCCACACGGGAGAGTTTCGCATCGTCCTTCACCGATACCGTTTTTCCGGCACCGATGTAGGCGACGGAGTCCTTGCTAAAGGAATCCGCGGTAAAGGCCTTTGCATTGATCGACAATGCCATCGGGATAACTCCCTAAGTGTTGTTGATAGGTCGAAGCCGTCGACCACGATGAGGCAGAACGCCTCACTGCTCTCACCTTAAGTAAAGTTTTGAGGCTCTACCTAAAGTAAGAATTGGCCAGCACCTTGATTAAAGCCAAGGAATCGGCAACCCTGTTGAGCGAGGAAAACTTAAAATCAGATTTCCAAAGCACACCAGGAGCACCGAGCGGGCCACGGAGCTTCGTCTCAAGAGTCCCGGAACAAATCCCGGTATCAGGACGAAGCAGAATAAAGGACGTTCCTCCCTGCGGAACACTGCCAACGGCAGTGTGCGTAGTTCGGATTGTCCTCTTCTGGACTAAACATCCTCCGATCGATTTATAGCCTGGAGCGGGGCTTATCGCTTTCAGATAATCTCCGAAAGTAATAAACCAGTCGGCCACGAATGAATATGGGAGAAGTTCCCAGGGCAAAGTAATAAGCCCCTTCGCTGTAAAACCGATATTACTACCGATTGAAGCGAAGTGTTCATCCACGGACATGGCCCTGATTGTGATTTCATCCGTCGTAAGAGTCTGGACGGACGTTACACAACTAGAATCATGCCCGAACGTAGAATTAGAAACGAGCGTCTCTCTCAAATTGAGGGAAGCGCGAGAAGTTTCTCTACGTGTACCGACGGGAAGCTTCAGGCCACCAGCGACGGTTTGAATACTGTTTATGAGAGGTTTAATCCCATAACGGTAAGCAAGCCATGCCTCTTCAGGACCCATCATCTTCATACGTTTTCCATTTTTGTTAAAGAAATCGTAGAAAGCTTTGATAGGACCTCGAAAGAGCCGAAGTGTCTGCTTAATCTCGGCGGCATCCTCGAATAAATTCGCGGCTGCCATACCTCGTTCAGCAAGCACTTTGGTGGAGGCTTCAGTGCAGAGATCCAATATTTTCTCGTTAGAGATTATTGGAGCTCCAACCGCAATAGGAAGACCAGCGACGTTGTTATTAACCCAAAAGGGAAACCACGGTCCATTCCACGAAACAATTTCTCGACTTCCGTCGGGACATTGAGGCGGGGTGAGTGGATGCGTGGTTCTAACACAGCCGCTGCCTTCCTGGTTGAGGTCCGACACCCTTGTCGTTTGCGCAAGACCATTGAAGATAAACTCTCCTCTGGCCCTGCGTTTCTCGAAGTTAGGGGTCACAGTGTCCGCCATCGTGATAAGAGTTCCAACCTTGCAGGGCGAGAAGGGCGTAACTATGTTGTCTGTAGTAGTACCACAGCCAGCGTAGTTAATTCCGCTCAACGAGCACAGCGAGGCATTGGAAAACGTACCACGACTACGAACACGCGTTTCAGGCACTAGAGACTCCATTTCTGGTGTTTGAATGGGATGATTATTCCCAGATCGGAAGCTTCTGTGCGTTTTGGTAAAGGCCTCTGCGGTGGACTTGCTTTGCGTGAGTCTCAAAGCCATTGAACCTTGCGGTTGAATGACTCTGTTACCCCTCTTTCAGGGTAAACGGACATCACCATTGTCTAACCACCAACAGAGACTCCATGAAGAACCGAATAAGCTCTCGCGATCGAACCTTTGAGGCTAATACCTCGCGGATTCTAAGCGATCTTAAAGTATCGGCAAAACATGGATAACCTTTACCATCTGGTATGAAGACCCAGTTTGAGAATTGAACATCACGTCAACATTCGTGAGAGGTTCAAAACTCACACAGGGAGGACATACCTCGCCGTTAGGCGACGCTCAGGAG